GCGACAAATTGTCGTGACCCAGTCGCTCATTCTCTTACGGTCATCAAATATATATTTATATTCACAAAGTTAACTTGGTTAACTTCGTAACCCCTCTGCTATTTCTATTTACGGTCATCAAAATTTTTTTTGAAAATTTTGGACAAAAAAAAGGGCTACCGAAGTAGCCCTAATTTCAAACTAAGTTAACTTAGTTTTTCTTATTGGCAAGTTTTAAAACTTCCTCAAAATTTTCTCGGACATAAACCAAACACGCTAACTGATTTTGATTTAAAGTTCCAATCCATTTTTTAAGATCAAGTTTTAATTCTTTTGTTTTATCACCATCTTCTTTTTGTTTTGCTCTTGCTGATTCTTTATCACGCTTTTTGATCTCATCTTGAATTTTCTTCGCCTGCGTAAAATCAAGATTTTTTGCGTGTTCAGCAAGTTCCACTTTCAAATCTTCGTATTTTTTTTCAGCTAACTCAGCCCTAGCTTTTGCCATTGAAACGGCTGATTTACTTTCTTTACGAGGTTTCTCAAGATCAAACTTTGCCTTGCATATTTTATAGATCTCAGTGATATAACTTTCGGCTGTTTTAGGTAGAACATCCTTTACAGCAATTAATTGCTCAGTTATCTGTTTAATCACTGCAGTCCAAAGTTCATAGGTAGGATTAGTTCCTACGATATATGCGAACTTCTCGGCTGACGCATGAAGTAACTTTGCATTTTCAATTTGATGCTTTTCAGCGTCAGCGATCATGTCAACGATCTGTCCAACATGGTTTAACTGCTCATCACTTAATACTGCTACTGCTACTGCTTTTTTTACTTTATTGTTTTTCATAATATTTCCTTAATAATTAAATTTTATTTTGGTTCACAAACCCTGGATATCGAGGGAAAGTGAACCGCTTGTATCGCTCTATCCATCAACGATACAACCATTATACCATAACGGCTGACAATGTCAAGTTTTAGTGGACTTTGAACCCTACCCATACCCAACCCACCAAAATAGAATATATGTAACTCATGAACTGTCTAACACTGAGCAGCGCATAAATAATACTACTCTTGACAGAATCAGGTCTTAATACTTGACATTGTTGACCCCCACCCCCTCTATATAGGAACACCCCCCGTCATCAAAACAAAAGGCATCTGAAAAAATATTTTGCAAAAATTTTAAAAAACCAGTAATGATTCGCATTACTGCAATTATATTTTTAATGTGTTAGCATCAAGTTTTTAATAAAGGAGAACCCCATGCGAGAAAAATTATTAACTGCTTTAGAGAAACATGCACAAGGTCATATTGAAAAGCATCGAATTAATATTGAGGTATACCTGACTAATCCAGTCGGGATTGGTGAGCATAGTGATGTTATTGCTACCATAGAAAAAGAACTTGACGAGATAGCCAGATATCAGGATCATTTAGACATTATTAAGAAGTACTTTGGTTAAAGTTCTTTGGGGTCAAACCCATAAACGGAGGCTATATGTCTGATGATGGATTTGAAACGTTTGTTCTCATGATCATGGTATTCATCTTCTTTTGCCTTATAGCAGAATAGATGCGCCATTTCATGAAGTAGTGTTTTACAAATTGTATCAAAGTGAGCATTGCGAGCACTACTAATATAAATTGTATTTTCTTCGGGAGCAAACTCTCCCATAATATCTTTGCGTTGTGTCACTTTAAGTTTGATTTGATGTGCATGAGGCATGTTGAGTTTATCAAACGGTTCCATACGACAGAATGTTTTATAAAGAAGTTTGAGGTTTGCGTCTGTAAGTAGACTCACGACCAAGCCCTTCCGATAGACCAAAGGTTAATTGGTTTAAAATTCATTTCATGCCATGTAATTTTGGAAACTTCTTGATGAGATCTGGAGGGAGAAAAAGATAATCCTGGTCTAAGCATTTGTCCCACGTCCGCTCCTTATATAAATCACGATGTTCTTCTAGATATTGATTGGCATGTGCACACGATGCAAAGTGACCTACATATTCACCTTTTATCATTTGTGCATCAAAGTAAACTACGAGTACATATTCTAGCATATGTTCTCCTTGTATAAGAACTAGTTTTCAATTATACTCCCATGATGTTGATTTTTGAAACAATTTAATATATATTGGGGTCAACAACGCTAGTTCGCAAAAATATGGAGGCAAATATGCCAATTTCAGTTACACCAGAAACTGATAAACCGTTACCAGATGACTTTGAGTCAGAATCACCTACGACTTTTAAGAAAAAAGTAGAAGTTGCATCTAAAACCGCTAAAGTTTTGCTTGATGGTGGCGCAGAAATACCTATAAGTACACAAGAAAAGATAGATGCTGAGCATTTATTTAAAGCATTTACTGATCTTGAAGAAAATCCTGGTCTAAATAAGATCACAACTAAGACATTAGAAACACCTGCTACTGTTCAGCATCTATATAAAATGCTCAATGACTATGATCAACAGGTTGTAGAAGAAGCAGTTCAGTTAAGACGTTTTATAACTAATAAATTAATTGAAGATACAGGTCATACTGACGCTAGACATAGACTAAAAGCACTAGAGTTACTAGGAAAAATATCAGATGTTGGTTTGTTTAGTGAAAAAACTGAAGTAGTAGTTAAGCATGCATCACCTGAAGATCTAGAAACACAAATTAGAAATAAATTAGCTAAACTAATTACTAAGGGTAAAACCATTGAAGCTTCTATTAATGATATAGAAGGAGAAATGGGTTCTGTAGATTCTGAAGAAAGTGAAGAATGAGTTTAGATATAAAGGGGTTTACTCCTGAAGAACTAAAACTAGCTTTAGAAAATATTTCATTATTACCAAAGCAAGAGCAACTTGAGTTGCATCAAATGCTTGCTACCTTAGAAGAAATTAAAAACGTAGAACATAGTCAAAATAACTTTTTAGATTTTATTAAACACGTATATCCTAATTATATTATTGGAGAACATCATCGTCGCCTGGCTCAACTCTTTGAAGATATCGCTAACGGAAAGAAAAAACGCATTATTGTTAATATTGCTCCTCGACATGGAAAGAGCGAACTCATCTCGTACCTCGCACCCGCGTGGTTTTTGGGTAAGCACCCGCATAAGAAGGTTATCATGGCATCGCATACAGCTGACCTTGCAGTTAATTTCGGTCGTCGAGTGCGTAACCTTGTGGGTTCAGAAGCATACAAAGATATTTTTCCAGAAGTTACGTTGCAATCAGATTCTAAATCAGCATCCAGATGGGGAACCAACTATAACGGGGAGTATTTTGCGATTGGTGTTGGTGGTGCTCTTGCTGGTCGTGGTGCTGACTTGTTTATCATCGACGATCCTCACTCGGAGCAAGATGCAAAGCTGGGTAAACCAGACGTCTTCTTACCAGCATGGGAATGGTTTCAATCAGGACCGCTACAACGTTTGATGCCTGGTGGTGCGATTATTGTAGTTATGACTCGTTGGTCAAAATTAGATTTAACAGGTCAGATTGTTAATCAAATGATCAAGAATGATGATGTAGATGATTGGGAAGTTGTAGAATTTCCTGCAATATTAGAAAATAAAGACGGTGAAGAAGTTCCACTTTGGCCAGAGTTTTGGTCATTAGAGGAATTACAGTCTAGACGTGCAGCTTTAGATGTAAGATATTGGAATGCACAGTATTTACAGAATCCAACAAGTGAAGAAGGTGCACTAATTAAGAGAGAATGGTGGAATATCTGGGAAAAAGAGACCCCTCCACCTTGCGACTTCATAATTATGTCGTTAGATGCAGCTCAAGAGGCAAATAATAGGGCAGATTACAATGCTTTGTTGACTTGGGGCGTATTTTATAACGAAGAAGTCAATAATTATAATATAATACTTTTAAATGCAATTAAGAAACGCTTAGAATTCCCAGAATTGAAGGCTATGGTGATGGAAGAGTACAAAGATTGGGAGCCAGACGTCTTTATTGTAGAAAAGAAATCCAACGGAGCAGCACTTTATCAGGAGATGAGAAGGATGGGTGTGCCGGTTGGTGAGTTTACACCAGGTAAGGGACAAGATAAGATCAGCAGAGTTAACGCAGTTTCAGATCTTTTCCATAGTGGGATCGTATGGGCCCCAGATAAACGATGGGCTCACGAAGTGATCGAGGAGTGTAACGATTTTCCTTCAGGTCAGAACGATGACTTAGTAGACGCAACCACATTGGCTTTGTTACGATTTAGGCAAGGCGGTTTCATTAAGTTGCCGTCCGATGAGCCAGACGATATACCCGGTTTCAGAAGTACTGGGCAAAAGAGACTTTATGCTCTATAATTTTGCATTACAGAGTTTGCATTTTATACTGAAGTTAACGATGTTAACTTTGTTAACTACGTGGAGAGCCCTCAAGATACTTAATATTATCTTGTTAGTCTTAGTTAACTTAGTGATTATACAATTTAAAAAAATACTAGGAACATATAATGGCAGCGAATGATATTGATAAAAGTTTATCTCAAGCACCTCAAGGCATAGATGACATGATGGCTAAAATGGCTAACATGGAGCCAGATGTTGAGATTGAAATTGAAGACCCAGAAGAAGTAAATATCAAAATGGGTGGACTTGAAATAGAAATTGATCCAGATGAGATGGAAGAGGATGAGTTCAATGCTAACTTAGCTGAAGAGTTGAATGATGATTTACTTCAGAATTTGGCTAGTGATTTATTAGAAGATTATGAAGGTGACTTAACCGCACGACGTGATTGGTTAGATACTTATGTAGATGGTTTAGATTTATTAGGTTTGAAACTAGAAGATAGATCCGAACCTTGGGAAGGTGCATGTAATGTTTATCACCCTCTGTTAACCGAGACTTTAGTGAAGTTCCAAGCTGAAACCATGACGGAGACATTCCCAGCAGCGGGTCCCGTAAAAACGCAAATCATAGGAAAGATAACTAAAGTTAAAGAAGAAGCAGCCGATCGTGTAAAAGAGGACATGAACTACCAACTTACTAACGTAATGACTGAGTATCGTCCTGAACACGAAAGAATGCTTTGGGGTCTCGGATTAGCAGGTAACGCATTTAAGAAAGTCTATTATGACCCAAGCCTTGAAAGACAGGTGTCAATGTATATACCTGCCGAAGACCTTGTTGTTCCTTACGGAGCATCAGATTTAGAATCGGCAGAGCGTGTCACTCATGTGATGCGTAAGACCAAGAACGAGTTACGCAAATTACAAGTGGCTGGCTTTTATCGCGATGTTGAATTAGGTGAGCCATCACATGACTTAGAAGAAGTTGAAAAGAAAATTGCAGAGAAGATGGGATTCAATGCAACGACAGATAACAGATTCAAACTTCTTGAGATGCATGTTGATTTAGATTTAGAAGGTTATGAAGATGAAGACGACGGAGAAAAAACCGGCATTGCTCTTCCATATGTTGTAACTATTGAGCGTTCAACACAAACTATTTTATCGATTAGACGTAACTGGAATCCAGATGATGAGACTCGTCAGAAACGTCAACACTTTGTGCACTATGGCTACGTTCCAGGCTTTGGATTTTACTGTTTTGGTTTAATCCATTTAATTGGTGCTTTTGCAAAATCAGGCACAATGATCCTACGTCAGTTAGTTGATGCAGGTACATTATCTAATTTACCTGGTGGCTTTAAGTCACGGGGTTTACGAATTAAAGGAGATGATACTCCGATTGCTCCAGCTGAGTTCCGTGATGTCGATGTACCATCAGGCACAATCAGAGATAACATCTTACCGCTTCCTTATAAAGAGCCAAGCCAAGTTCTTAATCAGTTGATGATTCAGATTATTGAAGAAGGTAGAAGATTTGCATCAGCAGCTGATTTAAAAGTATCAGATATGTCTGCTAATTCTCCTGTGGGAACAACATTAGCGATCTTAGAAAGAACTCTAAAAGTAATGAGTGCTGTTCAAGCTCGTATTCATTATGCAATGAAACAAGAGTTTAAACTCTTAAAAAATATTATTCGTGATTACACTGATGATGAATATGGCTACGAACCAGACAATGGGGATGAGTATGTTAAAAAATCAGATTACGATATGGTTGAAGTTATTCCTGTATCTGATCCTAATGCAGCCACCATGTCACAGAAGGTTGTGCAGTATCAAGCCGTAATACAATTAGCACAATCAAATCCAGATATTTATGACATGGTTGAACTTAACAAACAAATGTTAGAAGTATTAGGTGTTAAGAATATAGAAAAACTTATACCAAATACAGAAGATATGAAACCTGCAGATCCTGTATCAGAAAATATGAATGTGATTAATCTCAAACCAGTTAAAGCGTTTATATATCAAGACCATCAAGCTCATCTTGATGTGCATTTAGCTTTTGCAAACGATCCTAAGATTAAAGAACTTGTTGGACAAAGTCCAAAAGCAGGTGAAGTACAAGCAGCACTCGACGCTCACGTCGCAGAACATTTAGCATTCTTATATAGACAACAGATTGAAGAACAATTAGGTGTTCCATTACCTAAACCAAATGAAGTTCTTCCTGAAGATGCAGAACTAGAAGTTTCTCGACTACTTTCAAGAGCAGCACAACAACTACTTGGTAAAAATGAACAAGAAGTTGCACAACAACAAGCTGCAGCTCAAGCACAAGATCCACTCACTCAAATTCAACAACGTGAGTTAGCAATCAAAGAACAAGAGGCGCAAGCAAAAGCTCAGAAAATGATGGCGGATGCACAACTTGAACAAGCTAAATTCCAACAAGAATTACAAGCTAGAACTCAAGAAATGCAAACAACAGCTGAACTAGAAAGAGCTAAACTTGAACTTGAAAAAATGAGAATTGATTCACAAGAAAGAATTGCCGGAGCTAAACTCGGAGCCGAAGCAGTCTTGAAGGACAAGCAACTTAAATCTAGTGAGCTGATGCAAGGTGCTAAGCTTGGAGTAGATGTTGTTCAACAAGATAAACAACTCGAGGCAAATAAAAAAAGAAAGGACTAACCCATGTTAGAAAGTACGTTAAAGCTTTTAGCTGAAAGGCTAGAAGATGAACGCAGAGGTATTTTAGAAAATTTAGGTGATGGAGTAGCAACAGATTATGCACATTACCAACACAGTGCAGGCATAGTTCGAGGTCTAATGATTGCGCAAAGACACATAGCAGACCTTGCAAAGAATATGGAGATGGACGATGAGTGAAATCATAACGCCAAATAAAACTATTGTAGATTTCAAAGGCAAGAAAGTTACAGCCGAAGAACCTAAACAAGAAAATAAACCCACACAACTTCCTGAAGTAAAAGGATATCGTATATTATGTGCAGTACCATCAGTAGAAGATACTTTTGAAAGTGGAATTATAAAAGCTGATAAAACAAAACATATTGAAGAACACTCAACTGTAGTTTTATTTGTGATGAAAATAGGTGATATGGCCTATGCTGATAAAGAAAGATTTCCTACAGGACCCTGGTGTAAAGAAGGAGATTTTGTAATCACTCGAGCATATTCTGGAACCCGTATTAAAATACACGGTAGAGAATTTAGAATTATCAATGATGATACAGTAGAAGCTGTAGTTGATGATCCAAGAGGCTACGAAAGAGCGTAAAAAATATTCAGAGCTCACAGAAAGGCAAAAAGAACTTTCGAGAGCTAGGGGTAGACGGTACTATGCTAGAAACAAAGATCGTATAAATAAAAAGCATAGAGAGACTCCTGTTTCCCCTGCAAGAAAAAGAGCAAAAGCTTTATGGGAAAAAACTCAAAAGGGTAAGCTCTATAGAGCTGTTGCTAGAGTTAAAAGAAAAACACTATTACAAAACCTAACTGAATTAGATAAGTTTTGTTTAGAAGAAGCATATCGTTTGTGTAAGCTGCGAGAAGAGCAAACGAATATGAAATGGGAAATAGATCATATCATTCCTGTTTCAAAAGGTGGTACTAACAAGTATCACAACATACAAGTTGTTCCTGCAGTTTGGAACAGACGCAAATACAACACAAACACCGATAGATATTTCGGTGCAACATAAGGAGAAATTTGA